TTTAGCTATTAAGCTGTATGAAGTAGCTTAGAAACGCCATTACCTAGATTGGTAGTGACTTGAGTCATACCAGTACGTAGGCTAGCAACTAGGACACGACGTTGAGTCTCAACTAGTTCTTGAGTATCAAAACGTAGACCACGCTGATTACCAGCTAGGAAGTTACCAGGAGCGAAACAGATAGCACCTAGACTGCCGGTACCCTTAGTAGCGAATTCGCCGCTTACTAAGACTGGTGAGTTGCCGATAGAACCGATTTGACCAGTTAGTAAGGTAGCTTGTACGCCAACTTGGTTCATGGTTTGGAAGGTTGTATCTTCTAGTAGCTGATAGTAAATGTCGGTAGAAACTGCGAATACGATTTCAGCAGGATCAAGACCCCAAGCACCTAGATCTTTACGTAGTGTACGTAAAGCAGCAACATTAACAATACCTGTAACAGCACTGGTAACAGCAGTAGTACCTGTGAAAACGCTACCAGCTGAAGCCCATGAGGCTAGACCCTTGACAGGATCGCCACCAGAGCCAACACCGTATAGATATGCACGGTCAACAGCACGAGCAACACGACGAACCATTGCATCGCGAACGATAGGCATTAGAACGATTAAGCTGTCTTCTTCTTCTTCGTAGTTCATGTACTCGTTGGTAGCTAGCTTATATGCGTTAAGTGTGATTTCCTTAACGGCATGAGTAGCAGTAGTACCAGCTGAAGCACCTGCAGCGCCTAGGGAAGCAGGAGCAGCGCCAAAGTTTGCGTTAGTAACCCAAGTTGCTAGACCAGCTTCTGGATTAACAGGGATAGTCATTACGTTGGTTTTCATTGCAATTGAACGGATGTTAGGTGCAATGACTAGACGTCTACGAACTTCAGCTTCCATGTTTAGAGAAACTTCTAGTTCCCAAGTAGCTGAAGGTAGGTGGGCACCGGTCTTCTCAACTACTGAGCGGCCGAACTTTGTATCTTCAATACTCTTGCCAGTGATTTTGCTTAGTAGATAAGCTTTTTCACGTTCAGCATACTCAGAACCTTGACCAGTCTTGTCGCCAGCAAATTGCATTTTGCTTGCTTGGATCTTGGCTAGTTCAGCTGTCTTTTCAGCAATAGCTGCTTCTAGACCTGCTAGAGCAGACTTTGATTCTGTGTTTTGATCTTCAAAACGCTTGGTGACTTCAGCTAGAAGACGCTCAGCACCGGTATCAACGGTCTGGATTGAAGCAGCAACTGCAGCTTTAATCTTAGCTTCTAGATCTGCAGTAGCCTTGGCTTCTGAAAGAGCTTTTTCTGATTGAGCAGCTTGAGCCGCTAGTAGAGACTTGGTGGCTTGTTCGGCAGCACTGTTGGCAGCGTCAGCAAGCATTTGCTTTAGTTCTTCTGGATTCATTTTCCATTCCTTTTGTGTTGTGCTCATTGCTTCCGTTGTGGATTCTAGCCCTTTAGCTGAAGTGCCGTTGGGTGCAAATTGCTCTTTAAATTTACTGTAGTCTTCGTCGTTGTTAAACGCTTTAGATAAATTAAATACAGTATTCTGATTGCATGGTACTGAAACAATTGAAATTTCAACTAACTCTAGCTCTTTGATCATGAACACTTCCGCTGCAGCATTATACTCAGCATCCATAATTCTAAAACCAACACTAAAGGCTGTTAATACCTTGTCTTTAACTAAACTAAATATCTCTGCGGCTGCTGAGACTCTTGCTTTAATCCATAAACCTTTACCATCTACCTTGTACTCAACCATGCGTCCTACTGGATCATCATAGTCATGCTGAGATAGAATAATAGGATTTTTCAGATAGTTTTGAATGCCCTTTTCCCAAACCGAACTAGGAACTACATCTCCTGATCTATCGATATCGTTAGTACTTGCGTATCCTTCGATAAAGATGGAGTCAATCTTGTCACCTACGGCTGGTAAGGTATCACTAATATCTTTAATGGAAAAAGCACTATTCAAATATAGTACTTTATTTTTTTCCATATTACTCCTCACTTATTGTGCCTTACCACCTGCTGGAGGTTTTGGGGCTGCCCCGTCTGCCGGAGGCTTAGGCGGCGCTCCACCTATATTAGGGTTTACTGCTGAACCGGCAATATTTGCTGGTACTCGTAGTTCATCAAATCCAGGCATAGGCCCGTAACGTAACTCTACGCGCGCTTCGTTAGGACTAATAATGCCGCCATTAACTAATGAAACATTATACGCAGCTACGTCCTTTAATTCTGGTTGTAATGCAGATACATTGTATGTAACTGGTGCAATATCATATCCGAAGTAACGCTCTAAAGCAGATACAAACTTTGTAACTACTGGGATGACTGTTTCTAGATAGAATAAACGTAAGTTAGGACTAATATTAGCATTGTTACCGCCTTCTAACAGAATAGGTGGAACTCCTAAAGCACGTAGAATCTTAGCGTTATGACTATCGACAGATTTTTCAAAATCCATCTCAGTAAATGTCTGAGTTAAATTACTAAATGGTTTTAAACCGCTATCTAAGATCATGGGCTTGCGTGCACCATTCTTTGGACTATAGCGGGCCTGCCAGTTAGCGATTGTCTTATCTTTAGCAATCTGACTTAGCGTATTCTCGCTAGTAAAGATTAAGCCTGCTACAGCTCCATTTTCGAAGAACTGTTCTTGGAAAGTCTGCATCTTGTACAGAATTTTGATATTTCTATCCGCAGATACTAGGCGACTAGTACCGCGATAAATTGATACACTATTAAGATCTTTAATATGTATAATCTCATCAGGCTTAAATGTAATCGTTCTATTGTAGGTATATAGACTTACAAAAGTTTTAGTATCAGTTTCGATTGTGACATGTGAGGCGGGCAGATGGTATAGATGAACGCCATCGTAATAAATGAATATATTGCCTTCTAGGATAAAGTCAAGGAATAGATTGTTTCTAAAATCTTGTGCTGACTGATAAGGATTGGGCGTGTAGTTTAATAAGTTATTTAATGTTTTCTGTCTAACGCCATTAGCTATACCAGGTGCTTCTTTATCTTTAATATCGTAATCTAAACTGCTGGCGGCACTAACAATCATGTTAACGCCACGATTTACAGATTCTAGCTTATCAAATGCCTGCGCATAACTAATAACAGCATTGGTGTTGATAAACAACCCTTGCTCTCTACTAATCATTTCTTGCGCTGGATTCAACTTCTCGCTATTATCTGCAAACCAAG